ACCCTGACGCATTCTTCATCATGACTGATGCGCCTAACGGCATGAAGATGTTCCAACGTGTAGCTATCAAGACTGGCTTCGAAGGCGACTTCGAAACTGGTAACGTCCGCTACAAGGCACGTGAGCGTTATAGCTTTGGCTTCAGCGATCCACGTGGTATCTTCGGCTCACCGGGTACTCCGTAAGCTAGTTGATGCAAAGGAAGGGCCCTTCGGGGCCCTTTTTTTATGGAAGAAAAAATGCCAAGACAACCCAAAGTAAAAAAAGAGCCTTCGCAAGGCTCTCGCCTTTGCACGTCGTGCAACAAAGTCAGACTCTTATCTCAGTTTGAACATTTTAAAGATGGGCAGGTGCGTGGTGTTTGCCAGAAATGCGTCACTCTTCAACGCGCTCGTAAAGCATCTGCAACTCCCGAAGCTTATCTTCGCATAGTAAACACTCAGCTTAAGTCTGGGAGGACCAAACAAGGCATTCAGTACGATCTTTCCTCCGATGAGGTAATAGAAATCTGGGAAGCACAAAATGGTCGGTGTGCTCTTTCTGGCGTCCTCATGACGCATCAACGGGATGGGAGCTACGGAGACAGAACAAGAAAAGAGTTCAATGCCTCAATAGACAGGATAAATCCTTCTGGGCCATATACTAGAGACAATGTGCAGTTGGTAGCTACTCGAGTAAATACTATGAAACACACCCTTAGCCAAGACATGTTTCTTTGGTGGGTCAAAAACATACATGAAAAAATGGCTGAATAATCCTCTTCCATTCGTCGTAAAATAATGTAATATTCAAGTGTACCGGGGTCATCCGGTGTATCTGACAGTCCCGGCTGACGACATGCAGACAGATGCACCCCAAATTAACTCGCATGTGAGGATTCTCAAATGGCTAATACCACCTTCTCAGGTCCGGTCATCTCGACCAACGGCTTCCAAGGCTCTACTACTGGCAACGTAACTGGCAACGTAACTGGCGATGTTACAGGCGGAGTTGACGCTACAAGCGCATATGTGCAAATCAATGCGGTAGCAGCAACAGCGATTGCAGACGCAGCAGATGCTATTAACACCGCAAACAAAGTAGCAGGCACTATCGTGCTAGATACCACTAACAGCCGAGTTATGGTTGCTCTTGGCGCGGATGCTACATCGGATTGGGCGGTTGCCGACGGTTCTGCTACTGTAACTCCATCCTAATTAGGGGGTGACCCATGAGTTTCAGCAATATTCAGTCTGTCACCAAAACGGCAGACGCTTCAGCAGTAACTGGCCGCACACGTCTTCTAGGGGTGTATTTCACTAATACAGCCACCGCGTCATCTTTTTCTTTGAAGGATGGCACTACAGACTCTGGCACCGCTAAGTTAACCATCAATACCCCTGCTGTTGCAGGAGCTCAGGACCTGATGATCCCAGATATGGGCATTGTTTTTGAGAATGGTATTTACGTTGATGTAAATGACGTAGAAGTCACTAGCGTGACCCTCTTGTTTGAGGGCGGAGCTGCGGCCTAATGGCTAGCAAAAAGGGAATGGGCATCAAAACCTCCGTCAAGTCGGGCAATTTTCGCCCGACTAAGAAGGGGGCGGGGATGACCGAGAAGGGTGTAAAAGCCTATCGGAAAGCCAATCCCGGCAGCAAGCTAAAGACCGCAGTTACCGAAAAGAATCCTTCGGGGGCTAGGGCAAAAAGACGTAAGTCCTTTTGCGCTCGATCTGAAGGACAGATGAAACAGTTTCCAAAGGCTGCTAAAGACCCTAACAGCCGCTTACGACAAGCACGCAAGCGTTGGAGATGCAGATGAAGAAGCCCGCAGCAAAAAAGCCTGTTCGTAAAATGTCTACAGGCGGCTCGGCTACTAAATCTAGGGTCAATGAGGCGGGTAACTATACCAAGCCTACAATGCGTAAGAGGCTTTTTGAGCAAATAAAGTCTGGAGGCAAAGGCGGTAAGCCGGGCCAATGGTCTGCTCGAAAGGCTCAAATGCTAGCAAAAGAATACAAGGCCAAAGGTGGGGGCTATAGAAGCTAATGGCCGGATTAAAGAAGCCCCAAAGATCATTAAAGGCATGGACTAAACAGAAATGGCGAACCAAAAGTGGCAAGCCATCGACGCAAGGACCTAAAGCTACTGGAGAACGATACTTGCCTGAGAAGGCAATAAAATCGATGAGTAGTAAACAGTACGCAGCCACCACCCGCAAGAAGCGGGCTGATACAGCAAAAGGGAAGCAGTTTTCAAAACAGCCAAAGAAAATTGCTTCTAAAGTCAAACGACATCGAAAAGTGAGGTGATCCAAATGGCAGGACGTGGAATGGGTATGGCCACTAAGGGTGGTGGATGCGTTGGTTCTGGCCCCCGCAATAAGGTCATCAAGGAAACAAGCAAGACTACTGGTCCTGTGATGATGAATAAAGGCGGCATGGCCAACAAAAAGAAAGGATTTCCTGACTTAAACAAGGATGGAAAAGTCTCTAAGGCTGACGTTCTTATGGGCCGTGGTGTTCAGAAGAAAATGGGCGGCGGCATGATTAAGAAATACCGCAAAGGCGGCATGGGCTATAAGTAATGGCAGCCGGCGTAAAGCATTACTTTAAGGACGGAAAGGTCCATCGGGGCGGCACTCATAAGCACCCCGATGGAACTATTATGACAGGCAAAAACATGTCAAAGACGTCTAAAAAGCTTTACCATTACAGTGACTTATCCAAACCCGCACAGAAAAAAGCGCGGGATAGTTGGGGTAAATAGATGGCGACCTCAGGGACCACAAACTTTAATCTGGCGATAGACGACCTCGTAGAAGAGGCGTTTGAGCGTTGCGGCATGCAGATGACTGCAGGCTATCAGCTTAACTCGGCTCGTCGGTCCTTAAATTTGTTGTTCTTGGACTGGGCTAACCGCGGACTAAATCTTTGGACCATCGAGCAGGCCACCTACTCTTTGGTCCAAGGCGATGCTGAAATATCGTTGCCTACTGACACGGTCAATGTTTTGACTGCAGTTATTCGTCAGACGGTAAACGGGCAGCAACAAGACATCAACATTGAAAGAATAGGACGAGAAGAATACCTGAATGTACCCGATAAACTCACTCAGGCTAGGCCTTCTCAAATCTATATTGAAAGAACGAATACGCCCAAGGCGTATTTATATCCGGCTGCGGACAAGGCATATACACTGGTTTATTACCGTATACGCCGTATGGAAGATGCCGGTGACTATACTAACACTACCGACGTTAACTTCAGGTTCTTACCTTGTTTAGCGTCGGGTTTAGCGTACATGCTTTCGTTGAAGTATGCGCCAGAACGAACTAGCGCGCTTCAACAAATGTACGAACAGGATTTCCAACGGGCCGCGATGGAGGATAGGGACACTGCAAGTACCTACTTCCTGCCTGACGTAGGGGCATAAAATGGCGCATGCAACGGGTAAATACTCATTCGCCCTTTGTGATTATTGCGGGCAGCGCTACCCTTACCAGACTCTTAAAAAGAACTGGAAAGGGTTTATGGTTTGTCCAGAGGACTATGAGCCAAAAGAGCCCCAACTGGACCCGTTAAAGTATAGAGGCGATGCGATTTCACTATTGAATCCACGCCCTGACAGGACAGAGCCGTTGAGTGTTTTTGTGAATAGCACAGGCGGCGATACACCTTTTGAGACAGTGCCGGGGTCAATGCAGCCGGCGCCATCGACAATAGCAGTTGAAGGCGTGGCTACTCTGGGAACGGTTACGGTGGTGACTACATGACCTATGACGAGCTAGTGACAAATATTCGTAACTATACCGAGGTAGACAGCAATGTTTTCTCTAACTCGGTGATAGATACGTTTATCTTGATGTCAGAGAACAGGATTCTTAGAGACATCGATCTGGATGTTTTTAAGATTGAAGCCACTGCCAACATGACCTCAGGCAATCGTTTTCTAGTTGCACCAAGCGACATCTTGACCCATCGCTACATAATGGCGACGTTTAACGGAGATCAGACCTTTTTAGAGTTCAGGGACACCTCTTTCATGAAAGAGTATTGGCCCGACTATTCGGAAACAGGCACTCCTAAATACTACTCCGTGTGGGACCAAAACACTTTTTACATTGCACCTACACCTGACGCCAGTTACGAAGTTCAATTAGGATACATATATAAGCCGCAGCAGTTGTCGTCTTCAAACACGACGACTTGGATAAGCACCAAGGCCCCTGAAGCGCTTTTATATGCGTGCCTGATACAGGCATATAGCTACACGAAAGGCCCGCTTGATATGCTGACATATTTTGAAAACAGCTATAAGCAGGCCATACAAGGTCTCGGCATCGAGCAGCAAG